AAGTGCCTGTTTCCTGTTCTCTCGTTTATCTCATAAGCCCCATCAACGGACTTGCCTTCATTGTCTCTTATAAAATCCCATCCAATCGAAAAAGAGTTTATAACGTTCTTCTTTGCCAGGGCGTGGGCTTCTTTTGCCCTCTGCACTTCCATGGCTAGCTCAGCCACAACTTTCAAGCCCTTCTTGTTCTCGGTCATCTCAACAAACTTTCCCAGGGGCTCACCAAAGTTATGTTGCCATAGTAACGGCACACCGTTACTGTTTCGCCCACCCTTAGCAAGTGTTTCACTGAATGCGCCCTCAGCGATAATATCGCCATAAGAATCAGCCTTCCCGCCAAACGTTGACGCATAACCTTCTATTATACCGTCGTCGCTAACTCCCTTGATCTCAAATTGAAAGTTTTTAGTTTCCATTCTATTCTCCGTTACTCTTTAAATATTTTTCAACACATCTGCAATTTATTACATTTCCAGCCGCGCCCCCTGGATCGCCAGGATACGCCAAAGACCCACCCGTCGCCTGGTAGTCCTCATCTATTTTTACAATTTCAGTCACTCTATGGTCAAAGCGCTTTGATCTCACGCGCTCATCGTTACTGTGAGACCACTGCTTATATTTATATCGGCCAGTTGCTGAGACCTGATTTTGAACCGAATGAACTGCCACCCCGTGGGTTTCTGTCCTGGCGATTCTTTTTGCTTTATATTTGATCACTACTTCACTCTTTGTTCTGATCTCTTTTGCTATATCTTTATGAGACAAGTTTTCTTTCAATCCCTTCCTCACTAATTCCCTTATCAACATCTTTTGACTATGGTTGATCTCTGTTATTTTCAAAGCAACTTCTGTTTCAATAAAATGCTCAAAGCCTATCCAAAACTCGTCCTTCGGTGTCTTTATAGCCTTGACCGCCTCAACTTTTGCAAACTCGCTCAATGTCCACTCAGAAAAAACTGTTGCAATCCTTCTATAATTGACCCGAAAACTATCTTTCAAAATGCCAGTCGTCCTATCCACCGCGTCTTCTGCGTCCCTTGTCATACCCTGCTCAACCATGTTAGCGGCTAAAGAAAATTGCCGCTTGTATATCTTGCTGACGTCTTTAGTAAAAACCCTTTCCAGGGCGTCCATCCTTCGATGAAACTCCCGCATGTATATAATCGTCTGGCGTCCGTCCGGAATATTAAACATGTTGATCCTGGTAAGGCAAACCAAGGAACCTACAAGCGTCCTCTTCCGTGTAGCCCTCTTTTAACAATTGATCAATCATCTTATCTTCTTCGTCGTTCTCTTCATTTACTGATTCTTCGCCCAAGCCAACACCAACCATGTCAAGTGGAATCATAGATGCCTGTACAAGTATCAAGTCACCTTGCTCTCCAATGCCTTCCAGCCCAACCATCTTGAGCTTTTGGTTTATCGTCAAAAATTCGCTCTTCTGTGCGTACTCCCATAATAATTGTCGCTTAGGCCCTAGCGCTGGCACTTTGTCCAAGTTATAATCAATGAACACTTTCTCCCCAGTAGGAAAAAGCCAGGAGTTCAACTCCTCTTTAAACAAATTAAGGTAATAAATCACCGTATCTTCCCAGAACGCTTGCCTTGCTTCTTTATAATTACTATATGTATTATCGCCAGGAATCCCCAACAACATCGGGGGCACTCCGTAAGCCGTGGCGATCTTCCTCGCTGTCTCACGGTGGCTTTCAATAAAGTCAAACTCCGCAGGCGTTAAGCCAAATGGCTTGACGTCTCTTGCCCCTTCCAAGATCATATTCTTACCCGCATTCTGTGGCCCTGAATACTCTTCATGCAATTGCTGTTTCATTCGATCATATTGCATGTCGCTTAATTTATCGTCGAATATATATAACATACCTGGCTGGCCTTTGTTTTGTAACAAAGCTTTGTTCCAATCAGTCGCGTCATTACTAGAATCAATCTCCCTCGCCGCTGGCTTTGACGGCCCCATGCCGTAAAGGTCATTCAATGGGTCAAAAAGTTTAACCTGCTTGACCTCTGCCTGCATTGTCACTGGGTTAATGGGATAAAATATCTTGTTTTCTCCAGTGCCGTACTCATAGCCCTTAACCACACCCGTGTCTTTATCAACTACGATCTTCATCTTGTCCGGTCGCAGAACTTCAAGCTCCTTAGCCATGCCGCTATTCCTTCCAGTCGTCGGCCCCATCTTGTGAAACCAGCTATCACCAGAAATCACTAAATAAGCCGCCGCCCTGTACATCAAAGCTCCGAAGCTCTCGCCAGGGTTAGGGCGGTTAAGTAATTTCTTAGAAGGATGCTCTAAGACTTTTTCTTTTTCGCCTTCCTTGTCCTCAGTATACAAATCCCAGGCCACCGAACTAATGGCCTTTGCAATCCTATCAATACAAGCGAAGGCAAAGACGTTCTCTTTATACGTCTCTTGTGCAAATTTATAAGAGTCATGATCCGAGAATGTGGCATCCCCTACACTAGAGAAAGCAACACCGCTTGACCCTTGCTTACGCTTCCAAGGCAGCTTGAATTTAAAATTAAATTTAAAAAACTTCATATACCCTTACCTCGAATATAAAGAACGTTCAACATTGAACGGAATATTGCTGCTTATATCAACATCCGTGGATGCTGTAAAAATTATCTTAATCTCTGACAAATACCTTCCATCTGGGATAGCCGTATAGGCTAAATCAGTTTCAGTCAACACGCAAGAAATCAAACCCGTCGCTGCGTCAGTTACATCAAAGTCAGCCAGCTCTTTTGAAATCAATGTGCTATCTGTACTGTCATATCCATCTCTCACGACGAAAGAAATAGACGACGCACTGCTAACGTCCACACCGTCCCCGGATGTATCATTAACCTGAAAAGGGACGGTCTTTGCTTCCCCGTTTTTCACTGTTATACTCATATATACCTCAACTCGTAATTACATTAACTTCGTTGACTATAACTTCCACTGCGTCAATATCTCTTGACGTTACAACCACCGACAAAGTGTCAACCTCGACCTCTATCGCCGCCATTGTCGGCGAGGGGGTGGGTGCCGCTGGCACGTTCAGCCCAAAATCTGGCCAATACTCGTCTTGCCAAAATTTATCCTGAAAAAAGTCATCAGGAAAAAAACCTATACTCATTATGAACCGTCTCTAGTCGTAATCGCTGTACGGTCTTGATTCGCGTCCACTGTTGCAACGACCCTGTCCTTTGCGTCCGCAGTGTCCCTGAAAGTAATCGTATTCGTTCCACCACCGGAGGACTTGCCAGTCAGTACAGACAACATCAAACTAAAGGACTGCTTTATGGTTATAGTTCCCTCAACTACCCCTGCCAATATGTTAGCAACACTTATATTATTGAGTGCTGCGATCTGCGCAGGAATCGTTGTAGCTGTATCAACTAAGATAGCGTCCACTATACCATCAATGGTGTCAATTTTTGTTTCATTTGCGTTAACCTGGACAATCACCTCATCTTTATCTGCCGTTGCTTCTGTTCTAGTCGGGCCGTCATAAGTACCCAAGGCTGCTGCAACTTCGGTGTTTACATTAGCCGATGATATGTCATTTAACGCTGCGATAAGAGCCGGAATCGTTGTAGCTGTGTCTGTCAGTATGTTGTCTATGATCGCATTGTGGTGAAAAGCAGCTGTATTAGTAACTGTGACAGCTCCCCCTGCATTATCAGTTTCATCAAAATGACCTCTCACTGATAGATTAGACGTTGCACTACAGTTAGCGTTTAGGATATACTGCCCATCTCCTTCTAAACTCATGTTATAAGTACCAGTACCCGCACCCATGTTTTCAAGTTCAATGCCGCCTGAATAGCGTCTAAAATTAACATCAGAAGCATTCAAAGCCGCCCCGAAATCTAAATGCGGACTGGATTGCCCCGCAACACCAGAGTGACAAGTGTCAAAATAGAAGGTTCCTGCGGAGCCTAAAGTGAAGGTGCCTATAAGACCACACTCCTCTACATGGCAAGGTGGCAAGGTCACACCATTAAGATGGCAATCTTGAAAACTCGGAATTGTTGCTCCAGTGCCAATGCCCGTTACATCCGCGCAGTTTATCTGAGTGCCTGAAATACTCTGACCACCAAGAGCCAACGTCCAGTTACATCCATCAAACTGCTGGCCTTCTTGTGACGCGGCAAAAGTAATAGAAGAACCTGACATAATATAAAATCGATTTAAACTAGTGACGGCAGCAATTGTATTCGCATCTGCTATGGAATCCACCGGATTATCTGCTGTTCCGTTTACATCCTCAACCGTTCCCGCTGTTCCGTTTACAGTATCAACCCATATTGCACCGTTGGCATATCCAGTAGTGCTTGCCGACAATGATTTTGATACATATAATTGGTCGACTATCATCGTCGCTGCGGTAACTGCCCCATCATTTACAATCTGTATTTGCACTTTACCCGCATCAACGCCAGTCATAAGGTCAGACGGGAATAAAATAAAACTATGGGGTAGTAAAGTGGCTGGGTTAGTTCTTACTATACTTCCTCTTGTAACCCAGACAGGTGCCGCTATCGTGCCAGTATTAGCTTTCACTAGAACGGCATCCCCGACCGAGCCCGAAAGCTTCCCATGAAGAGAAAAAGAAACTGGGACGTATGCCCCACCAATATTCAGTAAATATCTACCGTCCATAGCGTTACCGGTAGAATCCCATTCATGCGTGGAGCCGTCAAGAGCAGAGGTTGCATCCTCTGTAAGGACTTCATTTATCCCAGTAGATAGCACAAACCCTCCTGGAGAAGCCACAACCGGCTCGTTTATCGCTGCCCCTACAGTTTGGATAGTGTCTATCCCAGTCTGTAGATTGACTATATCTGTTGATACGTCTGTGTCTGCGGGTGTTCCTATTAAAGTAATTACACTGTCAAGATCGGCGGGAAGATTGGCCGCTGCCAACTCATCCAAGTAACCAGCCCTAGCATCAGTCCATGTGGCATCCGTTAATGCCGTTGCAGCAAGGGCCGCGCTATCAGTACCAACCATATCAGTGTTAGTTGTCACAACAGGAACCGTGATATTAGTTAACGTGTGTGCTCCAGTTGCATCTTTTATATTATCAAAGTCAAGACCAGCCTCTCCAGTTGCCGAAACGTCAAGAGTATTGCCCGCAGTAGTAGGCCTAAGGGTGCAGCCAACACTGAAAGCACCAACCCAGGAGTTTAAAGTACCCGCGTC